ATACCGAATAGATATAGGTGCATGCCGCAAATCATTTTTATTATGATCTAACAGTGCAATAAATGCTCGCATCAATGATACTATAAATTTCAACAATCCCAACATCATTCAACTCCAAAATCTTTCTTAGCCTGTTCCCATACTTTACCGGGATTCACAACACACCACAAAACAATAATGAATGGGGCTATAAGAATGTATAAAAGTTTTCTATACCATGGGATCATTCTTCAACTCCGAAATGTTCTTTTAATCTATCAGCCGCAATATTCATTGTTACACCACATGACGGTGTCTGATTTACTGGTTGTTTTAACCAATTAGAACATTCCTGAACAATTAACTCGGCGAACTTTTCAATTCCCTGTCGAGCGTATTCATCCAGTTCGTCCCAACATCCCTGTGCTGTTAGTCCGGATAGATAAAGCAGATGTTCAATTCGTTCGTTCATTTTAGATTTAACCTTAACTGGACCACAAATGTGTGCATAGTCGAAACTAGGTTCTTCACGACCACATTTAGGACACTTAATGTAATTCATTCGTTGACCTCAAACCAGTTACTAATATATTGTTTGGCGTTCCGGGCACCATAGGATTGTTCTCGAACACCATGAGTCAGAAGGCTTGCTTCAGCAACGTCGCACATTCGCATACATTCCCTAACAATCAACTCGGAGAACTTTTGAAGTTCACTTGGATAAATCATTTGAGGATTCATTGGAAAACCTCTAAGAGAGATACCAGATTCTTTAGCTAGTTTTAGAAGTTGTTCGTTCATTGTAGTGTATCCGATCCTGGTGCAAGTCTATAAAGTTCGTTAGCGGGCAGACAATATACTACTGTAAAGAATTCTCCTTCAACTATTGTAAACAATAATTCTTCCGTGTGTTCGTTCATTTTACAAACCTACCCCAAATAAATCGCAAAGTTAAACCATCAATAAAATTCTGCTTGAATCGTGTTTCAGGTGCCCATACAATATATCCAATAAGAATACCTAAAATACAACCAATAAAAAACAAAACAGTAATATCACTCATTATTCAACTCCAAAATGTTTAGCAATTCTGGCAGCAGCTATATCTGCACCATAAATCATATCATCATTGGCATCACGTAAATCAGCCACAGAATGTGCTTGTTCAATGCATTCTTGTATAATCAGCATTGCAAATTTAGTTTGATTCAAAATTTTAATGCCCATCATATCTTCTGTGGCTTCTAGAGCTAGATTTTTAATATGCTCGTTCATTTTAAACCTCAAAATAAAATGCCGGATTAAACCCGTTACCTGACTCCCAGGGTATATACCCCCTTGGATTTGCTAGCACGTTTGTATCTCCAATTTCATAGTTTACACCATCGTGCATGTGACCGTGCACCCAATACTTTATATTTGGATGATCTAATATGAATGAACTGCAATCGCTAGCATATCCACCATTAATTAAATGATCTTTCACATATTTTTCATTTACACTTTTCCAACTTGGAGCATGGTGTGTAATAACCACAAAGGGTTTATCCTTGTGTTCAATCAATTGATTGCGAAAATATTCTAAAGTTTGCTTGTGTTCTCTTATCGTAACTTCTGGAGACAGTTTATAATACAGGTCCTTATCTCGATCATGATAAGTTATTACCTTGTAATCATTCATAAACGATTTTAGTTCCATCATTGTAATAGGATCACCTTTGTTACAGTCGGTCCAAAGGGTGGCTCCTAAAAACATTACACCCTTATATTCAACACAGTCATTATCCAAAATAGTCACTTTGGTGGGTAAGGTTGATTTTAGAAGACCTTTAGTTTGATTAAATTTACCACGATAATGTTCGTGATTACCCATTACATAAAAAACTTTATCAAACTTATGAATTTGATCTGAAAAGAAGTCATAACCGGGATATTGATCTCTAAAAAAATTATCTTCTTTGACTGTAGAATATTCGTTAATCAAAGATCTAACTTCGCAAGCATCACCTGCGATAATAAGTACTTCGCCTCCCTCCAACTCTAGAGGGCCGCTGATATCCAAATGTAAGTCTGAAATAAGAGTAATTTTCATAAGTAAATTATAACAAAACTAACTTACGTTGTCAAGAGGCCGGGTATGTCTAAAATTAAAAAAGCATTTTGGGTAACATTGGGGTTTATTTTTTTAGCAATAGCCTACATTGGGGTAATTACTCCCGGAATTCCATGGAGTACTCCTACTGTTATTGCGGCCTATTGTTTTGCCAAAGGTAGTGAGCGATGGCATAATTGGATTATGAACCATAAATTATTCGGACCTTTTCTTAAAAATTGGAGTGAAAAACGTGTATTTCCGATTTATGGTAAGTGGGCTATGTTTATAACCATGGACATAAGTTTAATTATACTTTGGTTTACCACTCAAAATTGGAAATTAGTTTTAGGTTTAGGAATTTTTATGGCTTTAGTAGCTACTTGGGCATGGAGATATCCAAGTAGTGTTGAAGAACATGATAAAAGAAAATCAGAAGGTCGTAAAATTGGTTGGTTAAAATAACCTAATCATATCGCAATCTAATTTTGTATTAGCAATTTTATTTGACAATCCTTTGATTGAATAATATTCTTGTAGAATAGTCTCTAAACCTTTGGATTTCCAGCGTTCATTTTGATACCAAAAATCTTCAATATCGTAAGCAATCTTTAATCTAGAATCCATCAATTCAAAGTTAGCGATTGAAAATAAGTCAAAATTTTTTCTTTGAGGAAAGAACAACTTATCTGATTGTAATTCATTAATATCAAACCGATTCTTCCAAAATAGATCTAGTCTCAAATTAAAAAATACATCGTAATTTTCTCTAGCACAGGCTTCTTCAAATGATCTTCTCATACTATAATATTGAAATTTGTTTCCGTATTGTGCTTTTGAAAATTGAGATTGTTGACTGAGATGTGAAACATCAACAACAGGGTGTTGTTCGACGATAATATTTACAGGTTTAAATTTTTCAATTAGACCGTTAACATCTGTATATTCCATAGATTTAGTCAATTTTTCACCGTCTAAATCATTCCAACCATTCCACCAAGAACCTACTGCAGAATTTTTACGTTCCCATGTATGAATGTATATGTCACCGGGTGCTACTGAGTAGATATTATCAAAAAAACTTTGATAACATTGTTCCCAAGTTCTTGAGTGTCCACCGAATACATATGCAATTTTCATTTTAATTTCCTTTAATTTTGTTAAGTTGCTGATAAACATTTTGAACACCGATTGCCTGTCTAATAGCATCAGCTAACGCATCATGTTTTGATTCTTTTGGCATTTTAGGGTCATATCCAAGATCGAATAATGTTCTAGTATCACGTAGTTGCCAAAAATTCCAAGGTAGTGATTTACCTAGTTGCTTATAAACATCTTCAATAATTACTAAATCGAACCCGGCACCATGACTCCAAAATGCCGAACATCCCCAAGCAAATTTATGAAATTGATCCATAGCCTTAACAAGTGGAATTCGACCATTAGGATCAAAAGCTTCTTCCATAATAGCCGGATCTTGTTTCGCCCACCAATCTAATGTATTTGGATCAATCTCTCTACTTAATTTATCTTGATCATCCAAATCGATTTTAAAATAGATCTGATCAAGTATTCCTGTCGAGTAAGGATCAAAATGAACAGCACCTAAACTTAATACAACTGAACGAGGAGAAACCGCCATTGTTTCCAGATCTACCATAAGATGTTTTGGCATTTCAAATTTCTTTCTTAAATTGACTAATGATCAAAGGCAAAAGAGAAGGGGCTTGTTCGTCTGTCATATTACTTAATATTCTATTAAGTATAGCAGGAAGTACCTGAAAATTACTAGGATCATTTGTTCCACCTTTTGATCGTGGAATAATATGATCTAACTGAGGTTCATGCCACTCCCAATCTTCTCCACAATGTAATTTGTTTTCACCTTTACCCCAATCATAAAGCCTGTAAACTCCTATTCCATCTGTCCAACCGTCGGGACATTTATTATACATTTGTTCTGCCTGTTGAATTGTCCAACGAAACTTATGCCGATAGTATCCAAAAATTGCTACTCGTTTGAGATCTCTATGATTGCAGAATTCATTGAATACTGACTGATTATAATATGTGCTTTCGTCGAAGGCAGTATAAAATTCTCTATTAGAGATAATTTCATTAAGATATAAATGATTCTTCATACTAACGACATTTCGAATTTTTTATAACCACTAGGCCAATTAGGTTCAGTCCATTGAATTTCGGGAGAATATTTTTTACAGACCTGCCAAATTCCATGTGCAATAATCATTTCCTCAGGTATACGACTGTTACTGTAACTGGCATCGGTTTGTTCTTTGTAAGTATCTTTGATGTTTTTATGTAGTTGTCCGCCAGTGTTTTGTTTAGCCCAACGTTTTTTAAGCGATTTATAAATTGCAGCATCTACAATCATTTCATCTTCTGTGAGATTTTGATGACGTAAAAATTCCATAATTCCCCAACTATTGGCAGTATGAAATTTGCTTGTAGGAAACAAAATTACATTGATAGTTGTAGCACGTTTGAAAAAATCCTGTCCATACTCAATGCGATACTTAATCATGTTACCAATACCGGTCATTGTTCTTGCTTTACTACCCTTATCTACCCTTTCTACCACTTCAATATTTAGATTATTAAACAGTTCGTGAAGTTCATAACTGATAGCATCTTCGGGTTCACTAGGCATATCGGCATCACGTGCTGCAATTTCTCGTTGCACACGGATACGGTAACGATCAAACTCACTGGCTACAAGACTATGAATATTAAGTGCTGCATACTGAGCAACATCCCAAAACTCTTCATCGCTTTCAATATAGTTAATAGGTACATTCTCGATACCAAAAATCATACAGGCCAAAATTCTATGCTGTGCATCATTGACAAATAGAAATCCCTTTGAATTCAATCTACCTAGACCTGGAAGAACCAATCCTGGATTAAATCTGAAAATAATATCTTCAAAAATATGTCGCAAAAACACGTCTCTTTGTTTTTCTGCGTTCTTGACCAACTTGTCTAGTGGCTGAAGATTACTGGAATTATAGTTTAGAGATTTGGTTTGAAGTTTTTCAGCTGCGTCTGCAAGACTATCAAATATAGGAAGATCAATCCCCATTAAAGGATTACTATTACCTAGAATCACCAGTTTGTTAAGAACATAAACAAGAACATCTACCAATGTGGGATGTTTACCCAAACTCCGTGTATTAACATATTCGGGTATTCTTTTAATTCTTAATTTTTGTTCAGATAATGTAAGACTAGACCATGGGACTCGATCTGATTTTGGACCGAGCAATTTAAATAAATCTGCTCCGAATGCAGATGCAATTTTTGGATGATAAGCCATTTTTTTTTCCTTTATATGACCTTCGATTCACGATAGGTCGGTTAGTTAAGTTGCGATATCACGCAACAACAATATTATAGCAAAGGAAAAAATTTGTGTCAATCTAGTACATTTTTTTTGGCAAAGCTTGATCTCTAAGTTTTTTCATCCAACGTGCACGGGCAGCACCTGCTTTACGTTTACGGGCAATAGTTGGTTTTTCATAAAACATTTTTGTTTTGAGTGTTTCTAAAATTCCACTGTCGTCAACTTTTTGTTTAAACTTTTTAAGTGCCAAATTTAGAGGCATATTGTCTGTTAGTACAACTTTACATCCATTTAGATAATTATTTTTTTTCATGGTTCACTTTTTTATCGAAAATTAAAATCGCAGGTTCTCCTGCAACTGTATTCTTACTTATTAAAATTTTAACCAATCCCCTTTCAACAAGATTTATTGCATCAAATTGATATGGTAAAAGAGTTTTTTCAATTATGTTTTTTAATCCTCGAGCATTGGTTTTAAGTTCTTTGGCTTTTCTGGCTATTTCTTTTAGAGCTTCTATTTCAAAATCTAATTTTAATCCATCTAACTCAAAAATATATTGATATTGTTTGATTACACTATTTTTTGTGTCCAAAAGTACTTGCACTAGTTGTTCTTCATTTAATTCTTCTACATTGGTTATAAGTCCAAATCTACCTACAAATTCAGGAATAAATCCAAATTGTATGAGATCTTTAGGTGTAATTTGATTAAGATTGGCAGTAGATTCTTTTGTGATTTCAACGTTAGCACTAAATCCTATACTTCTACTTTCTAGTCTATTCTGAATAAGCTTTTCGATACCCACAAAAGCCCCTCCGCAAATAAACAAAATTCCAGATGTATCTATTTCTTGCATATCGGATCCCGGATGTTTTCTTTTACCTGTACTAGGGATACGCATGATACTACCTTCTATCATTTTCAAAAGAGCTTGCTGTACACCTTCACCGCTGACATCTCTGGTGATACTGGTATTTTCACTTTTCCTTGCAATCTTATCAATTTCATCTATATAAACTACACCTTGACTTGCCTTTTCTAAATCACCATCTGCTTCGTTTATAAGGCGATTAAGTATACTCTCAACATCATCACCTACATATCCTGCTTCAGTTAATCCTGTAGCATCACAAATAGCAAATGGCAAATCGAGATAATCTGCAATTTTTCTTGCAATCATAGTTTTACCACAGCCAGTTGGGCCTAAAAGCAACACATTAGTTTTTTCTAATTTTATTTCTTTGCTGGGATTATTAATACGTTTAAAATGTTGGCTAACTGCAACACTGATAGCTATTTTAGCTTCATCTTGTCCTATGATATATTCATCTAAGTAGTCTTTTATCAAACTAGGATTTAGAACTTTTTTATCAGTTACTACAGTTTTATCTTTTTCATCATCTAAAATTGATGTACATAAATCTACACAATCATTACAAATTGCGGCGTGTTCTCCTACGATCAATTTTTCTACATTTTCTTTACTTTTTCCGCAAAAATCACAATGATGATTAGTTTCTTTGGTCAATTAAAACTCTCTCTAAAAATGATTCTATTTTATGAATTTTATTGCTGTTAATATGACTGAAAATAGCAGCTAAATTTTCATCTTTAGTTTTGTAGTACACATTATTTTTTGATAATAGATAACTTCCTAATGCTTGGGTTATAGTATTACTATTATCAAAGTTAATATACTTATATTCAGATTGCCCAAATGCATAAAAAATCCAAGGTAAGTTGGTTTCATCTGTATATACATAAAAATTTAGATTGATTTTTAAATCAGAATTAGATAACCATTTACTTATAAAATCTTGTTCTTCTTCGCTAATGTGAAAAAATAAAATACTGAGATTAGAATTTTCAAAAATGTCAGGTGGGGTTATTAATGTAATCTTTCCGTCCATATTATTCCTTAGGATTTTGTTTGTCTTTAACTGCTCTCAAATAATCTTCTTGGCTAATTGAATTCCAACGATTACTTATAGTTTGTTCTTCGTTTTGAACATATGAAGTTTGAGTTGTAACTTCCTTATCTGATAATTTCATTTCAGATGCAATAAATTCACCTAGAGTTTTTACAGGTTTTTGATTTTGAAATGATCTACTGACAAATTCAGTTTCTACCCAAGTTTTTTTCTCAGGTGGTTTAACTTCGTCTAAGCGAGTAGTCGTTGTAGTTTCAGTAAGACTTAGATCATTTTGTGATTGTTTGCCTGTTTGAAATTTCTGGGGTTGTCTTCTTTCATAAAAATTTTGAAAACTAACCTGACTGGCCAGTAACAAAATCACTGCCAATGGATCGAAAACAATAATTAGAGTAATAATAACCCATGTAACAGATTTCTCTAAGAGAGATTGATCTGTTTCGCCATAAAAGAAGTTAGCTATATATTTTATAGGTCCTACTTCAGCTTCGACTTTTCTAAGTTGTCCTGAAATTGGTATTTTGTCTTCATTAAGTTGTTTGATTGTTTCTTGCGCTTTAGTAATATCAGCCTGTAATTGACTACGTTCTTTTGTTTGGTTTCTTCTAAGTTGGGCGGCGCGAGCTGCTCCTTGTTCTGTTGTGGAACGAGCCAAGGTTTGATCAACCGCATCATCCAATTGCCTAATAGCTTTCCTAGCAACATCTATATTTTCTCGCTCAATTCTAATTTTTTCGTCTATCAAAGCAATTTGATTTACTACATTACCTGTTGGAACAGTCTGATCCAAATGTGCTTTGCTTAAAAAACCAAATATTCCCAATGAAGTAATCAACATTAAAACCAATATAGCTGAGATCAAGTAAACCTTAATTGAAGTAGGTGCAATCTTCCAATTTTGTTTTAACCATATTGTTGCTACAAGTTTGCCTATCTCCAAAATAGTTCCCATTATAATAATAGGAATCACAGCCGCAGAAAAAATTGCGGTTAGACCTATTACAGAATAATAGACCGCTACAGCAGATATGCTCAAACCGCACAATAAAGCTAGATAAGCAATTAATTTTTCATTAAAAGTCACTGGCATGAAGATATTTATCGACGCATCTGTGATATTTCTTTTGCCTCAGTATCGGAAAAAATTGGTACTGCATTGCTCTTGTGCAAAGTACCGATTCCGATAATTTTGTCGCCAGTATAAACTGGACTGGGTTTAGAAGACACCGCTCCTAAATGACTGCTATCTAAACTAGGAGGTCTTACTGTGGTCCTTCTAAAAATACCTACTGTAGGTTTGTTAGAGGAAATATTTGATGTTGAAACTTTTTTGCCTTTGGATTGTTCAACACCCCATTTTTTTTGGAGATCCTGCCAAGATTGTTCTAAATCTCGTGCCAATTTGGCCTGTTCTGCATTTCTAAATTTAAGTTTACCTTTTTTTTTGCCAATAGTGTTAAGCCAAGGTCCTTCAAGATGCATAGTCATTTCTTGCTCTCCGTGTTAAGTTCCCAACAGTTTTTTTGATAATTCCAATGACGTGTATCATATATACCACATCTAAATCCTAAACCCAAGATTACAATTTCTAATTGTGGACCAGCATGATCTCTTCCTGTTGTATGTAAATCTAAGCATACACAAAAGAGGTTACAGATATAAAAACTTAGTTCTATATTGTAAGCTTTATTTTGCAAAAATTTCAATAGATTTTCTTTACCCCAAATTCTTTTGAAAGTTTTTGATTTAAAAGGATAGGATACTACAAAATTGAAACGAATCATAGCATATTTTAATATATTTTTAAAATAAGATCAACTTGTATCAGAGAATTAAATGTTGGAATTTTTCCAAATTATTTTGCACATATTCTGGTAAAAAACTCAATTCTTTAATTTCTAATGTTTCTTTATTGTGTCCGTAAATATCTAATTCATCATTTATTAAAGTACAATCAAACATTTTTTCATTTTTTACTACATAGCACAATTTTACAAATATGTTCAAGGCGTTCTATATGTTCGAACGCACGCCAGGGGCTTGTATCTACAGCCACAACTCCGTGACGATCTAAACCTACAATATTGTTTAAAATGTTACCATTATTAGTAAGACCAAACTTAGATATAGTAGCATCGGCTAATTCTTGACTGATAACAGGAACAACTGGTACATTCCTACCAACCTTAGTATAACGGCCTAGTTCTGGAAATTGTTTCACTAAATCGCTTAGTTCAATACCCGCATACATAGCTGCTATAGTATAGGTAGGATGAAAATGTAAGACAACTCTTACATCTGAATCTATTTGTTTTTGTAGACCAAAATGTAAAGGAATTTCTCCACTAGGAGTAAGACGTTCACTGATATCAGTATATTCTGCTATAGACCACGATTCTCTAATGAATGGGGGAACAGTATGAGTTGCAGTTATAATATTGATTTTTTTAAACATCTCGGGTTGTAGAAATTGCTTTCTAATACCCGACGGTGTGATATAAAAATGATCACGATCATGCCAACGAATACTGGCATTGCCATCTCTAGCTGTAATCCAATTACGTTTATAGGCTTCTTGAAATAATTCAGAAATAGTTTCTAACATAATTAACCTGTCATTACACGACTGACTGCGGTCATTACCGCAGCAATACGCCCAATATCACCTACTGTTTTCATCTGTGTTTCTCCTTGTGTGTTAAGATGATTGACCCGCTTTTTGAGGGCGGGTATATCAGCAATTTAGAATTTGACAGTTACAACGGCAGTAGCGCGATTTCCGTCTTGAGCAGAAACACGATCCTGACCAAATTGGCGAACAGCATCTAGACCAACTGAAACAGTCTTAGTTACAGGAAACCTATATCCAAGACCTGCAACAGCAGCAAAACCGTCACTACCGCGCTCGTTGTTTAGATATGCACCGCCTGCTTTAACCGAAACAGTTCCTACTTTGGTTTTGAGGACATCATAAGAAGCGGTAAGGCTATAACGATCAAGATCATTTGTGCCTTTGATAAAACGCTCTACGCCCAACCCTAGGTGAACTGGACCAAGATTATGACCGAGAGTTAGCCCTACACCATTACGTTCAACACGCCCAAAATCGCGAGTTTGTGAAACGCTAAGATCTAGTGCAGAGGCAGTTGAAGCCATTACTGCAATAGCTGAAGCAATAACAAGTTTTTTCATATTATTTCCTTTATAAAAATGACATTGTCAAGTATTAGTATATATCATCTATGAAGTATGGTCAAGAATTATTTTAAACCATTTACTTCGATTACCACTCTTCTATTCATTGCTCGACCTTGAGCGGTTTTGTTATCAGCAATTGGCTCACGTTCTCCTTTACTGGAAGTTCGAATCTGATTAGCATTCATACCTTTGCTCACAAGATAAGCTTTAACCGCTTCTGCCCTACGAAGTCCTAATTTCATATTGTATTGATCACTACCGATACTATCAGTATGTCCCACTACGATAACAACTTCATACTTTACTCCAAATAATTCTTTCAAAAAATTATCTAGACGAATACGTCCTTCAGGTTTTATTACGGATCGATCAAAGTCGAAAAGAGTTTCAGCTTGGAAAGTAACTTTATCTAATTTCTTTTCAAGTGGAGCTCTTTGCGACAATGGTGGTGTAGGTTTAGCCGTTTCTACTTGTTTAGGCTTTGAAACTTCAGCTACAACTGCAACAGGTTTTGGTTTTAGATCTGCACCGTCGCAATCTGGGTGTGCAGTAGCAGGGGTCCAAAATCCACTTCTCCAACAAAGGTTAGTTCCACTTTTTACTGGTTGTTCTGTAGCTGTCCAATTACTGTAAGGTTGTGCGATTGCTGATGAACTTAAAAAAGCTAGTGTGATAAGTGTGTATTTCATTAATATTCCTTATTGATAGAAAAGGCACCCGAAGGTGCCTTGGTTATTGGGTAACAAGGTAACCAACCCCGGCTTAGCCTTAAGCGGCTAAAGCAAATACCTCATCATTGGCATTTATTTTTTTGCTCGATTTACGGTCGTCGCCTACCGTGTTGTCCAGTTATCTATTACACGCCAATCGATACTGTTTCGGGCCCATCAAAAGCATACTGGTAATAGATTGCACTATCTTCTAAAACCGTTCCTTGAGTCTACTGAAAGATATTTACGGACTCAGTATGCTTTTGGTGGACCCGGCCGGCACTGCCCCGGCGTCTTGCTCGTCTTTCGACTTCCTTCATACAACAATAAACTACAGTATATATTTAATTAAGAAATCTGTCTATGATTTTTTTTGAGTTACAAAACATGTTCCAACAATTGATTTGTTTTGCTGTAACATTTGAACTCGTTTTTCTCTCAATGCAATTTCACATTCGGCCTTGGTGCTAAAATTACCAAATGTTCCATGTTCTGAAGTTGCATTTAGGACAGAAAATGAAACCACCCAAACCCAACTCATAATTTAAGATTTATCTTATCAAAATTTCACGATAAACCCCATTTACTAGTACTATCTGTTTTCGATAGATAATACCATCAATAATCACAGTTTCATATGTATTATATGTATGAGGGTAAACAATAGTAGGTGTGGGTTGTTGATAGTTGTTAGCTATTGCTGCACCCAACAAACCTCCAACAATTAAAGCAGGGACAACATATGAATGATTGTGATAATGACCATGAGGTTTATGATAATAATGATGATTATGTCTATGTTGTGCATAGGAAAAAGTAGTAGAACAACTTAGCAAAATAAGTGCGGTAAGAAGTTTCTTCATAATATTTCCTTTTACTATTTTTTCTTTTTGGAATTTCGTCTTGCCATTTCATTAATACTACGAGGCTTTGGTGGTTTTTTACCTTTAAGTTTTTGCATTACTGATCTTGGACTGGCAATTTTAATTTCCTAATAAATTTAGTAGACTCCATAGGGCGTGTGTGTCCTCTACTTAGACTGATAGGTCTTTCACCTAACTGCTACCTGCTACGCACGGCTTGCCCCTACTAGATCAAGTATTTATTTTATAGAGGATTTCCCGCATTGTCAACCTCTATCCAGCTATAATCACCCATCCATTTTACCTTGGCTAAATGCAAATAATATTCTGGACAGCCAGATGACCAATCGTCCGGTCCTAAATGCGAAAGAACTATTTTTTGATTCTTAGTATCATTAATTAACCAATAACAGTGATTATGAGCAATTTGAAATTTATATTCAGCACAGTGGACCAAATCAGTTATTTCTAATCTTCTCTTTAATTGTGCCGCTTGTTTTTGAAGCACATCTACTAACTGCATTATTCTATCATATTCTTGTTGAGCATGAAGTCTAGCTACATTGAGCATAATATCTTTTTGTTTTTGTACAGGGACTAAATCGAATTTCATACCTCCTGCTTCTGTAGGATACTCAGAAATATTACGATTAAAAAAATGTATTAGTGATCCAGTTACGGTCGAATCGTAACTGGTCAATCCTTTTGCACTATTTTCCAATTTAAATTATTTTCTCTTAGGCTGCAAAAACATTAGAACTTCCCGATGTAATCACATTATCTGAAGTGTATTCATCCCCTATTCTTGCTATTTCAAGATTATTAGCAAATACACTACCACTAAATGTTGTTAAACCAGATTGATCAGTAGAACATCCTGATGCATTATGAACACCAACTTTATCACCCTGTCTTATGATCCCTTTATTATTGACAAATACATTATTGGAACACTCACCTGTAACAGTATTAATAGGACTTTGACATCTTCTACCAGAACCAGTTAATGAAAATACTCCATCACCTCCTTCACCTCTAGCCACTGGTGGCATTATATTTCTCCTTGACTTAATAAATTTCTAAATGTATTTAAAGACTGTTGATAACCATAATAAACTTCTTGTACAAATGTAGAAGAAGAAATATAAGAAACAGTTTCCGATACATTAACTACGTAAGTAAACGTATAGTAAACTGTAGTTAAGGAAATCGATGGTGGTACCCATTGAATCAAAGTTAACCAATCTTCTGTGTTATTTGGAGGAAGGATTGCTTCAGTTAAATCTCTCTTCAAGAATTTAAAAGTTTCATTAAAGATACCTGTAAAATTTGCAGATATAGAAACTGTATCAGTAGATGTTGACAATATTTGTATATCGACACCAATTGAACTTAATTCATTGGTTGCGCTAATATAATTAATAAATTCTGGTTCTGTAGATGAAATTTTCAAATCAAAACTGATAGGAACACCACCATAGACTCCAGGTAACAAATTTTCTGGAACTATATCACCTGATTGAGGAGAACCAGGTGGCAAAGTAATTGGAAAACCTGTGCTGGTTGTTATCGTATAAGTTACCGACATTAAAATATTTATAGAATCTTAATACCGGTAGTTCCTTGAATATATTGATCAGCAGCATCTTTTTTACTAACAGCCATAGCAATAACATGCTCTTTTTTGATTTCCAAGTCGGTGCTATCTCCCAGAAACATAAAGGGCATCATGCCCAATCCTTGAGGGCCGATACTGACGCTTAAAGGTTTATGTATCTTGATTGTATGAGTGTTATCTTCTTCTAATCGAGCAATAATTTCCTCTCCGGAAATTAATTTAATAGTTACAGTTTCACCTGTTGTAATACCTTTTGAAATTAACATTTAGTTTCCTTATTTTTCATTCACACCGCATAGTGCTTCTAATATTTTATACTGATCGTAGGCTTTTTTCAAGGCAGCGAATTGTTCTAATTTTTCAGGATCTTGTTCACTTAATATAGCTAATCTATTTTCTATAGCCTGCAAAAAATTTTCTAAATTTCTACCTTTCCATTTTATGTTACCGTCTACTTCCATATCACCCTTGACAGTCAACTGAGCATGATTTGTGTTGTAATTATTTGTTATTAAGCCTGACGACGGGGTTAATGCTGCTGTATTGATAGTATAAAAATTATTGTAATTAGTAGACGTAGAATTATTTTGAGTAGAATAATTTCCGGTTACAGGTATATTAGTCATTTAAAAACTTCTTCAAATCAGTAAAACCTCCAATTAATTTATTATCAATAAAAATTTGGGGGACAGTTCTAGCTGAGGGCACAGCCTCTAATAATTCTTCCTTTGTCCAACCATCTCCAATTTTACGTTCTTCAAATTCAATACCGCGCATTTCTAACAGTTTTTTTGCCTGATCACAATAGGGGCAATGATACTTGCTCCAGATTACTGCTTTTGTCATAAAAATATTCCTTTTTTATTATAATATAAGATTAATCAAAGTAAAACAACTATTTGGTTTTTTCTACTTCGACTATTACGTCATTAGTGACTAATTCCTGAACCACTTGTTCAATAGTTGTAGGCAATTCATCGAATGCGGAATCATCTTGCGCAATTGCATTGTCCTTAACCAGTTGGCTCAATTTAACTTTGAATACTGTTTCTACTATTTTTGCCATTTTCGCCTCACAGTTGTGGCAGCTCTTCCTTGTCTACGACGTCACTGAGTACACCGATAACATAGTTAGTGCTTTCATTTTCTTGAAGGGCAGTCTGCTTCTTGTTAATATTAACATGTTTATTGAACCAGGGAATAGGACTATTCTTAGGATGCTCTTCAAGATATTTTATACCTATATCTTTTAATTTAGCATAAGCGGTATAGTCCACAAAGTCTTTTAGGATTTGAGAATTTAGACCAATTACCACACCTTTCTTAAACAGATAATCTGCCCATGATTTTTCTTCATTGATCACTTCTAGATAAAGCTGATAAACTTCATTTTTTGTAGTTTCTGCAATCTCAACATAGTCGAGATCGTCTTTGACAATATTGTTAATTAACCAAGCGGTCCATTCTGTATGCAACAATTCATCTTGAAGAATTAGACTAATAATATTGCCGTTTCCAATATAGATACGATTTTCTACCATAGCCAAACTAGTAGCAAATGACACCATAAATCTTAGAGCTTCTAAGGCATAAGAAGCATGAAGAGCCATCCAAATTGCTCGTTTGTGTGTCTTAATATCAATTTCTTCTCCTAATTCTTTACGGCAATTTAGCTGATGTAGTTCTTCGTAATATCTTCCTACATTTGCAGCCATACTAATAATTTCCTCAGTATCATGAATTTTGTTAAATTCTTCTTTAGGTACACCGTAGATATTTCTTATGATATGGCTATAGCTTTTACTGTGGATATTAGTTTCAAAAAAGCTCCAATTGTTCACTAGAGCTTCCAATTCAGGAATTGAAATTACGGGACCAAATACTTGAGACGGCGCTCTACCTTGAATACTGTCCAAAGCAGTTTGACGAAGAAGATTTGAAGTGAAGATATGTTTGATTGCATCTGTGGCATCCTTATGATCAATTTTATCTTTGGTTAATGAAATTTCTTCTGGTACCCAAAAGAATCCACGAGCCAGTTCTTCAAACTTTTGAATTTTAGGATATTTAACTTCTTCAAATCGTTGAACTGTTACTGGACCTTCTGGATCTAAAAACATTTTACGTTTTAGATAGTTTGTTTGTTTACTTAGGTTATATTGTGCTTTACTCATGGTTTCTCTCTGTTGTTTTTCTTTTTTTATAATCAGCTATAGCAGCTTTGATCGCGTCCTCAGCAAGAATCGAGCAATGTATTTTAACTGGGGGGAGTGCAAGATGTTCGGCGATTTCAGTATTCTTAATAGTTCCCGCCTCGTCCAACGTCTTACCCTTGATCCACTCCGTAACGAGTGATGAACTTGCGATCGCCGAACCGCAGTTGTGCGAACCAACTCTCTGCGAAAAATATACATGTGCTCCTTCCTGTAATTTTAGATCATACACTAGAACGTCTTTGCCATTTCTTTCACAGCCTCTTAAAGAATTTTGATTCAAAGATGATATTTCTTCAATAGCAATAACTTTCATCCCATTATGGATAAAATTTTGAACTTTTTCTAAAGAATTGTCTATATCTTCAATCGCTAAAAATAACGATTCATAACCAGCAGACAATAATTGTTTTGATCTTTGTTCGATATATTGAGATGTATCTGACCTATCTTGCATGAATGATGGCATTTTTTTAGTGTATACTTCGATACATTTTTTCTTACCGGGCACAATAAAATCGGGACTCACCGGACCGGTTGAAGATTGAATCCAAATTTTTCCTGCAGACCATCGTGCTGCGACATTGTGTTCTTCAAACAATGAGATAAATTTCTGTTCAATACTAGTAGGCTTAGTAAAGTCTCGATTTTTCATCCCCTCTTGCCATTTTTGGATATATTCGGGAGAATTCCAATTTCTTTTAGATTCTCTAGAAATTTTATTTTTTTTGCCTATTGGATCTTTACATACATACCCGAGTTGATTTTGTGGTAAAGATGAATGATCAAATGTCTGATTCCACTTAGTCATACGTTGACTATTTTTTTTCTTAATTTCTTCTCGATGCCTGTTATTGGTCAATGTTCTTAATTCATGTTCTGTTATTTCATACAATGCTTGTCCTGGTCGAAGCATTTGTGCTTCAACCGGTGTATTATCAGCATTCCAAAAGATATGTTCTTTTGTGCAAATTAGTGAAAAAAGTCCGGATCGGATATTCTTTCTTGAAGTTTCTCTTTGAAATGTAATTCTTAGTAATTCACTAACTGGTACAGCGCGAACAATAATATCAGCAATTGGTTGATTAACGATTTTTTGTCCGTCCCATGCTAATACCAAATCGCCTACTTTAAATTCTGAAATTTTCTTACTATGTGTAGGTGTGTTTATTAATGCATTACTTGTTAAACAGCCATACGTCTTAAATTTCGCGTCCGTGATGACATCATTTTCGTCTACCTTGATTTGAAGTTTGAGTACATCTCCGCAGGACGGAGCTCCTACGATTCCGGTTCCTACTGAGGGATCAGATTTGTCTAATCTGCCAACATTTCTGGGATTTTCGTAATGGTCGAGAACACGTTCACTGTATGCCATTTTATTCTCCTTAAAGTACACAAGAATCGCAATTTTCTTCTAATTCTTCATAGATAACTACATTGTCTGCTGCATTTATATTTGCGGTAGAATTTGTTCCTGTAATATTTACTTTCGCACCAACTTTGTTAATTAGGCTATAATAAATGGTTTTTATACCCCATTTATAAGCTAACATAAGATTCTTAGCTACAATAGTACCGGGTACCTTGTTGTTCGAATAGTGTGCTGGATTATAAAATGTATTAGTGCTCAAACTTTGATCGATATATGCTGCTAGTACTGCGGCTGTTTTCAGGTAATCTACACAATCAGTTTGATCCCACATAAGTTGATATCGATTTTTCAATCGTTTATATTCTGGGACTACTTGTACAAAACTGCCTGCCTTAGATTCCTTCACACTGATCAGTTCCATAGGCATTTCGATACCGTTGGTACTGTTCAATACTACACTAGAACTTTCCACTGGTGCAACTGCCATCAAAGTAGCATTTCTTATACCATAGGTTTTCAATCGTGTTCTAAGACTTTCCCAATCAAGTGATGGAGTAAAATCTGTAAGTTCATTTACACCTTTTGCTCTACGTTCCCAAGGAAACACTCCCTGGCCATACCATGTATATTGACTACGCTCACAGGCACCGCGTTCTTGAGCAAGTTCTACACTGGTTTCTGTAAGAAAGTAGGCCTGATGTTCAATCCATCTTTTGACTTCCGCCAGTGATTCAGCTGTTCCATATTTCAAACCTCTTCTTGCATGCCAGTATGCAAGGTTAGTCACGCCTACTCCTAATGGTTCAAAGTCCTTATTTGCCAATTGGCTCTGTATACTTAAAAAATCTTGATATTGTAAAAGATTACTTAAACTACGAACTAAGATACGACAAGCTTTTCTCATTTCTTGTGGAGTTCGAAATGATCCCCAATTAATGCTGCCTAGAGTACAAAGAGCTATTCTACCATTTGGGTCTTCTATTCTTTGAAATGGTTTAGTTGGTAATAGAATTTCTTGACAGAGATTTGATTGATAGATAGGATCGGTTTTAGTTATAAATGGTCCCTGATTAATCACGTTATCTATATTAACCAAATAGATACGTCCAGTATCGGTTCTTTCCTTTAAAATACCATTTTTAAAAATTTCCTCTGCTGGTAAAACTTTCTTCTTAATTTTAGGATCACGTTCATATTTTAGATAAAGTTGTTCGAATTCGTCGCTGTCACGATAGTAAGCTTCATACAGATCCTGGACCTCGTGCGGATCAAATAGAGTAATAGACTGATTATTCTTATAGCGATTCCAAAACATTTTATTGACAACTACACTATAGTCCATTTGCCTCACACGATTTTCTTCAGTTCCCTGATTATTTTTTAGTACAATAAGATCTTCAAATTGATAATGCCAAACAGGAAAAGTTACGGTACAGCTAGCATTACGTATACCACCTTGCGAACATGATCTTAAATCTGCAAACCATTTCTTCAAAAATGGTATCATACCCGTATGCTTGATTTCTCCATTACGAATTGGGGCACCTAAGGGTCGAATTCTGCCTATTTCCAGACCAATTCCGGCTCGTTTTGAAGCATATTTGGCCATCATTTCGCCAGCTGCAAATATACTGTCCAATGTATCGTCACTGCTGATAAGAACGCAACTACTGAACTGCTTAGTAGTAGTGCCAAGCCCAGCAAGAACAGGAGTAGCGAGAGTAAAATGCCCATCCGACGCACATTCATAATATTCTTTAACATATTTTAATCTTGCCTCCTTAGGTTCGGCATGAAAAGCGGTAGCCGCTGCCACTGCGTATCGAATCTGTGGACTTTCATACAATTTACCAGTGGCTCTGTTTTGTACCAAATATTTTTCTGCTAGCTGTGCAATTGCTGCATAGGTATACTGTGTGTCTTTGTCATGATCGATAAAAAGATCAATAATATTCCATTCGTCTTCGCTATACCAATTTAGTAGTTCTGGTGTATATAATCCTAGATCAATATTACGTTTAACAATCTCATAAAGTTTAGGCGGTTCATATTGACCATATGCTTTTTTCCGTAGCATCGAAACCATTTGTCTGCCTGCTACATATTGATAATTTACATTATTGATTTCAGGATTTTCAGTTTCGTCGATAAGATCAACCATAGCTTTTAAAAGTAGTTCGTCAATAGTTTCAGTAGTCATACCATCATGAAATTCTAACTGTGCTTTGATTTCAATCATAGACGGACTTACCGCATCTATATTCTTACATGCAAGATAAACCTGTCTTTGAATTTTTGAAATATCTAGGGGAACACGAGATCCACTACGTTTGACTACTGTAATCATAATATTGTACCTTTTAATGAGGAAGATATTTACCTAGGTCGGTTTAGTTCAACGATATTTTCTATAAAAAATGAATCAGGAATATCTTTAACTAAAATAGGACCATTATCGCTATAGTTTATTGCTATTAAATCATCCACGAACACAACATTATAGACAACACGTTGTTCTTTGTCTACAATAGTTCTAACCTCAACTTTGGAATCTTTATATCGGTCTACCAATTTACAAGTCCATCCTATCATAAGAGCTTTAGTAAAATCATCATACTTGTTAGTTGCGATAATTTCCCAAGGACTAGGCCAACTTCTTTGATGGTATGGATCTATTTTATTGTTATAGTGAACATAAGGAGCCAATTTCCAAAAATTCCATATCTCTAATAGAACATCATGAGAATTAGTCAATCCTTGTCTAAACTCTACCCAGGATGAAATACGATCATCGGTGGATTCTTTGAACATTTTTTAATCAATTATGTTTGGATATCAATTTGATAGTCCATAGTAAAATTAGTTGTAGTATTTGGATTCTGCATAATAAAACTGACAAAATTATTAGTCAATGCAGTACTTTTATCATAGGTAGAACTGATATCCACTGAGAATGATGTTAACAGAGTATACGTTCCAGCTGATGAAAAATTAAATGTGGGAGAATTACTGTCAGTATAGACATAATAAAATGTGCCCGATGTAACTACATTGGTAATAAAGGCAGATTTACCTGGATAAGATTCTCCGGTCAAAAACCAATTCCCTATACTGGTTTGAACTGTAGCAAATCTAGGATTAGTTGCTGTGTTTATTACTAACAGATTAACCGTTGACCCCGAAGCTGTGGTAATGTTCAATGTATCCTGTTTAAGTGTTTCTACATAATTATAAGTATCGTTCAATCCTACATTACCAGCAGAATCCACATTAGCTAATATTTTACCAGATCTAGATTGATTACTGCTATAAAGCTGATAATTTATAGAAACAAATTGATTACCTCCATTTAGAGGTACCTTGGCCAAATAAGTAGCACTACTTTGAGCTCCTACATCGGTAGCAGCAGCTATATTTTTAGTATAGACAGCACTGTCAGCTATTGTGGCATTACCCCTCACATATGGGTTATAATAAAACCCTGTCAAACTGGTAAGATCATTTTCTACATAAAATTTCCTTGCAAAAAAATCATCCACAGTTTTGTTACCTGGACTATCGAATTTTATAGGAGCAGTAATAGTTGAAGCAGTTGTAAATTCATTAAAATTATTTCCGCCAACTCTTGAAAAATGATTCTGTGTACTGAGTGTGCTGCTAGGTCTATTGTTAGAATTAGATCCTACATATATAGCTTCTTTGAGGATATCCTGAAATCTATTATAAGCAATATAACCGTTTGAAGGACCCGGACTAGTATCATGAGTCTCAAATACCACACCCTGTTGTAGATTTTGGAAAACACTGTTTCTAATTGAGGGTGTAATCACAGTTCCAGTGGCCCATACACCTATCAATAATCCATTAAATTCACAACGTTCTATAGATACATTTTTACATTTTTCGGTGCCATTAAGACCTTGTCCTCGTATTTGTACACCCACCCCGTGATTAACAATACCGTATGTAGTGGTCGATTCGGAATTAAAAGCAGTTTGAAAAGTACAGTCTTGAATCAAGGCTTTATTAACATTATCTAAAGAGATTAAACTTTTTGCTGCACCCAATGTATTATCAAATTCAAATGTAATACCTTGAATAACGATATCTCTAGAAGATCCAGTTGTGAGATCCATATTGCCATTTTCAAAAGTATCACCTGCAATATCCACGGTTCTAAACATGTTTGATGCAGTGTTAGTATATTTGATTCTTGTCAGTCCAGCACCGGCACCCGATAATCTAGTATAGGGAGGTAGATCAACTGTATTAGACAGATAAAACAGCCCTGCAGGGATTTGTAATTGTCTACGATAATCTACACGTTTATTTGGATCAATATTTACAAATAAATCATTAATAGCATTTTGTAATACAGAATCTATTTGAACATAGGTCCCAGTATTTGCGGCCACACCGAAATCCACAAGAGATGGATCTAAACTATCTAACTTAGTTTGTATACTGGTAGAAGTAGTATTAAGTAATACAGTTTCTCTATATCTGTAAATACTAGCAGCGGTGCTAGTATTATTTAGGGCCAATAGTTTAAAGTAATTTAGATCGTTCTCTGTAAGAATTCTAGTATTTTCGTCGTCAACTGCACCCTCTTCTATGCGTTTTCCTATGTACAGTTGTTCTGTATCTTGAGCCCAGCCAAATTCGCCAGCATCTAATTGTGGAATTCCGGTTTGTTGTTCTTGTCCACGACGGACTTGTATCTTCGAGATTTCTATAACGGCCATATCAATATCCCTATATAGGGATATTTATCCAGTTAATAATTGTTTCATTCCGCGAAGACTGGTAGTGTAAAATTCTTCAACTTTTTTTAACCATTCTTCTTGCCAAATTGGATATTCATCGGGCCAAAGATCAAATTGTTGATATTGCAGATCTCTGCTACACATAAACACGTGCCCTTCTCTAATATCTGTATGGTAGACTTCGTTATGAGCCATCATATAGGCAACCATTTGCAATTTATAATCGCCAATCCATTCTTCTTTTTTGGGTTTGTTAGTTTGTTTATAGTCCATAACTGCTGGATTTCCTTGATATACTCCTATCAAATCAGTGGTACCTGAAAATAGTCCTGGGAAATAAAGACTTTGTTCCATTGCCCAAATTTCTTGTACCTTTGACAATCCATTTTCTATGATTATATCTGCCATTTTATTAGCTTGCACATGTACTGGATTATTGCCGGGTTGTCGTTGAAGTCCGGCAATAAATCTTTCTAAGTTATTATGCATAGCAGTTCCAACACCGGCTGCTTCTCTAGTAATTTGATTAGCTTTATCTTCGCCTATACGTTTCTTCCATTCATTAAGTGCTGTCATATCCTTTGTAGCACCTAGAATTGTAGTAACTGAGGGTAATGTTTCTCCGTCAGGAGTTTGATAAACACGTTTACGTGTTATGGGGTCGTTGATTTGAACGCAGTTTTTGTATGTAAATTTAGGTATAAATGGGGGTGGATTATATTTTATCATAAAATTAATTATAACAAAATAAATCAACGAGTCAAATTTGTGGCGTTAATTTCTTAGCACCACTAGAGGCCATTGCATCAATCGTGGCGGAGTTTTTATCAGGAGGAGCCTGTGTTGGCATTTGAGATGGTTTAGACGTTTTCAATACTAAAGTATATTTTTTAGGATCATTTGGATATGGAGTAATCTTATCAATAACATCTCCTGCGGGATCAAACTGATTCTTAAATGCTATCATAGCATCTGTGGTGTTTAGACTAAGACCAAATGGTCTTAAAATGTTTTTCACCACAGGATACTGCAATTCTGATGAATCTTTTTCTTTATCCGCAAGACCTTGAAGGACCTTTAAAATGTCTCTAAAAGATCCTTGGTCTACTTCAAACAATCTCATTTGGCTAATTTTGAAATGATACTATGACTTTCGGCTAATTTACGCTGAAATTTGCTTTCTCGAACTTCACGTCCGCTAGCTGCCGATCCACCTGCGGCTGCATCACTAGCTGCAAACTCATCTCCGGCATTCATAGTGTCAGGTTCGACTGCATCCATACCAGGTTCTGGAGGTCCCATACCTGGTTCAGCTCCCATTGGTTCGACCATGGCATCTGCTTCACCTGCTAAGACTGCAACCGCATTACTAATAGTTTCACGTTGTTGAGTCAAAGTTTCTAAAGTAGCTGCCAAAGCAGGAGATACTGTCTGTTTAAATTTTTCAGCGTCGGCGTGGCCAAAATCTGCACGTATAGCATCATGTAGTTCTATCAAAGCTTTAGTTTGATATTGACCAACACGTTGCATCCAGCTTGTGAAATCATTCACCATATCGCTAGCAGCGGTAATTGCTTTGGCCTTACCTTCTTCATCTTCCATGATAAGACGATGTAGACTTTCATTAACAATTTTTACATTTTGACGGAAAGTTTCTTGACTTTCTTTTGCTTGAGCTTTTTCTGCTTGACCTTTCCAAAATGCAGCCCCGGCAATTTTCTCACCCTTTTCGCCGCCACCTGCAGCCTGTGCAATGTCTTTGAATTTTTTGCCAGGTTTGCCCATATCCTTACCTGATTTGGCCTGTTTTACAGCAGCTGATTTTTGTTTTGCTGTCATACCTTTACTTGGTGGTACTTTGGCTTTACGTTCTGCGGCTTCTTCCATTCTACCACATTCTTTCATACCATGAACTGGGCACATCTTACCTTCTGCTGTATGATTACATTTTTTAGAGCTTTCCATAGCCATTTCTTCTCTATTTTTATATGCAGTCATTACCTTCTGCATATAAGTTTTATTATTCATCATATCGTCAATTTCAATCTCGATGTCTTGTTCATCTACACCTTGAATTTTTAAAACATTATTTAAAAAATAAGTAGCTGCATCTCTAATTAGTTTCATTTTATTTTCTGCAGGGCTAACTTTTGTACCTTTCACACCTGTGCCAGCCAATCCTGCTGCTGCTGCACGGTAACCTGGTTCAGTTGATGTTCTGTATAGATCTGATCCAGACAATGTAGATTTTAAACCTGGTGTTGGATCTCCGGGAGTATCATCGTCGGTTCCGACATAGCGTTTACCTTTAACGATGGCTTCATCTGTTGCTTTTTCCTTGCCACCTTTTTGATCTTTACCGGTAGCACCAAACCCTTCCTTAAATTTATCGCTAGTTGCTTTAGCGATTGCCTGTTTCTTCGGTACCCCACCTGCGGTCATACGTGCAACCTGTACATCGTCAAAGTCTGATTTACCGTCGCCTGTTTGATCTGTACCTTTAGCTTTTTTAGTATATTTAGGTGCACGAACACCTTTTTTGGCTTCATCTAATTGAGCAAGTTTATCTTTTAAAATTTTAAGATTTTCGTCTAGCATTTCTTTAATCCTTGTGTTAAGCAGTTGCAGTATGGCTTTTTCTTTTTGATATGTTTCATTAGTTAATAATTCATTATAGCCTGAACTACTTTCATATTGGAACACTCTGGTTCTCACTTTATTCCGTATATCTTCTAATTGTTCACGTGAATAATTTGCTAAGTTTACTTTGCCACCAAAGGTCTTGGTAAAAGCTTCGTTGAGTTTTTCACTTGTAGCAGAATTAAAAAAGATTTGAGTCTTCATATTGGTTCCAAAATTTAATAAAATTATTTATTAGAAATGAACAGTTTTTCAAAATGTGTTGTGATCTGTCTCTTATAGTGATCTTTTTTACTTTTCTTCACAGCACTTTTAGTAAACAGCATTTCAGCTTTTTCTAAATTTTTCTTAATTGATCTGTAAGCTAGTTTTTTGTTAAGTTTTTCTTCAAAATCTGCATAGCCATAAGATCTATCAAATTGTAAGATTATGTTATCTAAAAATCTATTAAGAGCCAAATCATTAGCTAAAACAGCAGCGGTCTGGGGCAAATTAATTTGACTAACAATGATATTTCTTTTATCGTCTAGAATTTGATAAAAACCATCGAATTTTTCTATAGTATATCTGCCCACTTGAATAGATCCGTTATCTTGCCTTACAGGAACAGCTATACCCCTTTGTTTAAGACGATTTTCTACATTATTAGATATTTTTTCTAATTTATTATAAAGGGTATGGTCTATTTGAATCATTTAGCAGTTTTAACCAAAGTTGTATCATCATTACTTATGGAAAAAATACCTCTTCTCACTAGATTTTGGGCTATCCATTTTTGTCTTTCATTTAGACTGGTTAGTTTTATCTCTTGATATTTTTCAAAGAATTGTTGTTCTTCCTCAGAAAGTGGTATACTGACTCCGGATAAAATTTGAACTATTTTCATTTTATAGTCTACTAAGATCAGAAAGTTCTTTCTGTAGAGCCTGAATTTGTTGTTGTATTTCTTTTTTCTTATCTTCTTTTTCTTGTTTCTGTTTAGCCAGTTCTGCTGCCTGAACTGCCTGTAATTTAGGATCTTGCAGTACCGCGGTATTACCCGATAGATTAGCAGCAGCAGTAGGAGTTGCTGCTCCAGTTGCTCCCATGGGGGTTCCAATAACTTGTTCTATAATTTCAAAATATCTCATATCATGGCATCTTTGTTATTATCACTGCAAGTGTGCTGAGCATACCCACTATGATTGTTCCTGCTGTACCTATTAGTACCTTAATTGTATTTAAGCTGCTTTTTTCAATAGTATCTTGCAAATCAGCAACTTTTCGTTCAATACTACTTAATCTATTTTCTAACTGTTTATATCTTTCGGCACATAGTTCTACATGAGCTTCTAGATTTTCTTTTTCAATATCCGTTGGTCCTGACATATAACTATTCTCCAGATGCAGGCAAAACTTTGATAATTGTATTTTTCTTTATGGGATCTTTACAATCAAAGATCGACTTGTCAATATTTATTGTTTCAGTTAGATTTTTAATAATAGGAACTTCATGAATATCTTCTAATAGCATACCTATAGGATCGCCATTTTCATCTAAGTATACCCCACTACGATCAGTTTGAAATTTAAAAATCCAAACCTTTTGTTTACCTTTAAATCCTGAACCAAACCCTAATTTTTTAACATCTAATTCTTCTACTCTCGGTGGATCCCTGTATTCAATAATAGATCTAATTTCTATACACTGTCTCAGTGTGATGAAATTTTTATATTGATCAATTTGTTGTTGATTACCCTGAGTATTACGGTTAATTTTTGTACTGGTTACATCAATTAATGTTTGAATTTCAATTTGATCCATAATATACCTATATTACATATTTATGGAAAAAAAGAAAGGGGAGTAAAAAACTCCCCTTATCAATCTAAAAGATTATAATTAGATTAAACCTGATGTCAATGCGCTAACATCAGTAACGGTTGCATTTAAACCAGAGATAGCAGCCTCAACAACATCTTCTACACGCTCGATTAATGTTGGGGAAGCATCTGTGTCATATGCAGGACCAGTTGGTTGAGCTGTTGAACTATCTAGAGCAACAACGAACTGAGAATTTGCACGAGTACCTAAATAGACAATAGTAGCAATTGTTTGAATTGCACGGATTGCCTTGGTATAACCACCTTCGGTGATAGCACTGGTGCCACCACCTGAATCTGCTGTAAACTGGTTAGAATCAGCAGCAATCTTTAAGAATACCATTGGGTAGCCACCATGAAGGGTAGCTGGATTTACTACTGAACCATTAACTCTATCGATTCCGGCCATTTTATTTCTCCTTAGTCTCTAATGGCAAGCTCCGCTCCGGAGCATTGTAAAGTTATTTAGCTTTGAGTTCAAAATTTGTCGGTAATGGTATTAAAATTGATCATTCATCGTCAGGTGAAATATCACCTTTGATAATTTTTAAGTTTCTCACTGTTTCTTTGGAATCACGTAATTTCCTAATACCTCTTGTGAATTTTGTAGTATCAGAACCCTTTATAGAATTAAGTAATCGACGCTCTAACTCATATGCTTGATCTGGAGAGTAAGTTTCTTTAATGAGATTAAGCAAATTGATCGCACTATCTATAACATGTATAGCGCGACTTTCGATTATTTCCTCGCTATTTTTTCTCTTAGCGACTGAATTAAGTTCTTCTAAAAGGCTTTTGGTTGTTCTTTTCAATTTGTTCGTCCTTCTCAATATTTAGTGAATCTACCTATATCAATGAGATATAAATTTACCTTATATTGTGCGGTTGCAGCAATTTATACTAAATATCATGTATAATAATAACATACACAGAAAGGATACAAAAAGATGTTTATATCAAAATTATGCAATAAGCTATCATCTCTGTTTCACAATCAATACCAATCGTCTTTAGAAGCATACATTGTATCGAAACATCCACAAGATTTAGTAGATCTAGAACGATATGTAAAAGAATATCACCAACAACTCTCAAAAGGACTTAAATTATGAAAAAAATCTTATCAAGTATTAACAAATTTTTAAATGAACTTGCAATTTTAAGAGCAGCTACCTCGGCCGCACGATTAAGACAATACGATGAAGCGGTAAAAATTATGTCTTCTAAACGCTCATAGTCTATTGCATTGCTTTATAAATATTGTATATAATAACAGACAGGGAGACACAATGTATAATATACCTCAATTAACCGTAGATGTAATTCAAAACGGAAAAAAACAATTCATCAACAAGTATATTCAGAATGATACACTGAAAAATTCATGGAATGGCTATGTTGATGCACAGACAAATTTTTTACATGAAGCAATTAAAACCAGTACCACTATTATGACCACTGTGGGAAAAGAAATGATGGAAACAAAAGTTGAAAAACTTTTCAATCCATACAGTATTGACTGGTTTAAAGCAGGTTGGGATGCTTGGACTACCCAAGTAAATAAAAAGTCCTAAAATAGACATACACACATAAAGGAGAAAAACATGTCTGAAAATTTTAATCTACCAAAAATGCCCGAAGTAAAATTCAATAAGAACGGCTACGAAATCCGTACAGATATCCTAGCAATGGCCAAGGATCTTGTTGCTCAAGAATATGGTTACAAGTGGCAAGGTTGGGAAATGTCAACTAAGCGTGATGACAAGACTGGTCAGATCGTTACCAAAGTTGATATGCCTGAGTTTCCTGGACTTGACAAAGTTCTTGAAACTGCAGAAAAAATGTATGCCTTTGTAAATGCTACTAATACGAAAAAATAAAAATTATAATTTATAAGAATTAAGGCGTAGCCTTTTATTACATTAAGAAGACTGGCCTCGGGTAGAAATATTCGAGGCCTTTATTTTTTGTTTTTTCCAGAACGCATATTGGCCATCCAATGTGCTAACTGACCTCTACGACCACCCTGTTTGGCAATTTTTCTCAATGTGGAAATTTTTCCTTTAGTGGGAACATTATATCTTTTGCTGTCACCTTTGTCTTGTGGATTACGACCGTCAGCAAAGTTTTCGTCTAATTCGTCGTCGCTAATATATTCATAACCTAAATTTCTTGCGATCCTTTTCCATGCTTGAGGATTTTCATTGTCGCCGCCAATAAACAAAGCAGGCTCTTTTCCAGGATTAGATTTTAATAATTGTTCAGTGGTAAGTTTAATAGCAGGCTGCAATACTTCCTTGTAAGGGCCGGTTTGAACATCCCACATAAAACAACCTACATAATCATCATCTTCTTCTACACCAGCAATTACAGTCAATTGTCCATCAGTGCTTTCTACGCTGTCACTCTTTAGATTAAATTCTGCTTTAGGATATTTTTGTTTCAGCATGTTGTATAGATTGTTTAGAAACAGATCATTACTATTGCTATCTGCAAAGTTTTCCGCCACACCTTCATTTTTCTTACGACCTTGACAATGAGCACGTTGACTAAACCCTTTAGGATTTGAACAATTGATACTGCGTTTGTATCGTTGACTCCATGCTTCGGACATATTGTTCATTCTAGTAAAATAATACTTAGTTTGGTATCCGTCAGTCTGGCTTTTTGATTGGTATCCAAGATCGGCAGCATATTTTTGCACTAATTTATCATACAAACTAATACGGGATCCACTTGGTTTTTTGCCTTTTAGTGCAGACAAATCTTTTAGAGCAGAAAAATAAACTACTCTAGGTTGTTTATCTTGGATAAATTTTTTGATTGCAGCCATCACAGTGGCAAATACTTTTTGTTCATCACCCTGTCCGGTTACTTCTTGACTACCGCCACGATAAAAATCCACTGCCCATGTATTGTTACTTGTATTTTGGAATTCTATTTCAAGATTAGTACCATCAGGTAATGCTGCCCATGTAACTATTCTTTCTTCATCTTCAAATTCACCAGGCCAATTAAGTTGGTAAGGTTTATCTAAACTTTCTTCGATATTTGATTCTAATTGATATAGATGAGAATATATTGTTTGCAATTGTTTTTGATTCATATCATCGAGATGTTCTACCCCGGTAAGACTTTTACTGAGTTTTAAAAAGTCCGGTTCGTTATCCCACGGAATACCTTTTTGATCGGCCATATCATGCACATCCTGTGCTGTGACATCAATAATTCCCTGTGCCTTATATTCTTGCTCTTGTTTTTTTAAGCGGTTAGATCTGTCTGCATAATATCGTTGACCTGCATCCAGATCAATACCTATCCGCTTTAAACTACGATTTAATCTAGATGCTGCATCTCTAGTTTCTTGAATAAATTCACGGGCTCTCATAATTTTTGTGGGCCTGATTCAAATACCAAAGGTTTAGATTTTAAAAACTCGGGATATTTTTTATTAAAATGCCGCATAACTATACCTGCAATTGCGTGTGCTTCATTTTCTATATCACTGCCAGTATCGCCACTAGTAGAAGTCAATTTATTTTCAATATCCTGTTTGTAATGGACCAATTCGTGAGCCAAAGTTCTTAATACATCGTTGGGATGTCTATTTGATACAGCCACATAAAGAGTATTTTCTTCTTTCATATACTTGCCAAACGTTGGTTGATCATCACTATGCACATTTATTTGCCAAACAATTCTAGGTAGATCTTTCAGTTCAATATATTTCACAGCGATTGGTAAGAATTTGCTGACAATATCGACAAAGAGATTTTTTTGATCTGAAAGATCTTCTGTAATAACATCAAGTATTTTCATGGATTATTTGTAGTTTGTGTCCAAGGTAAAGGTAACTGAACTACGGGTGGGTTAATCAATTGATCTAGTTGTTTGTTTATGCCTTCTTCTGTAGTATCTTTGTTTACCCCATTAGTCCAAATCCATTCTAGAACCTGTTCTGATGAAAGTTCGTCGTAGGGTGTAAAACTAGTAGGATCGGGCGAAGTAAATCCTACTGAACCATAAACTGTAGTTTGATAGGTACTGCTATTCACTGCCCTATATCCATTTGCTCTCCATCCTGCTTGAATTACTACATTTTGCAGATCACCGTCAACTTTTTGAGTAGACATCCATTCTACTATCCAAGTGCATGTTGTAGTTGCTGTTGTTGTCATTCGAGACTCCTAATAGTATTATTTAATAAAAATTAATTTAGTTTTGATTTTACAACTCTGCCGTGAAATCTTCAGATTTTTTATCTCTATTGTCCCATTTACCTAAAGGACAGCTAGCTATGGGTAACTTAGTTTTGATAGGCATGAAACAGTGACAAACTTCACAAATTTTTAATTTATTATCAAATCGATCACATTCTTTGCAAATTTTATAAGATTCATTCATATTTCTTCAGCTTTTCTTCTAATAGGTTAACTTTTTCTTCAAGAGATTCTATTCTAGTTATAGCTTCTTGCAGAGCTTTGGCTGCTTTCATCAGCAGCACAGAGGTCTTGACTGACTTGGTGGTCGTGCCAAGGTCGTTGCCTTCAGCGTCGCGGTCTTGATGTTCATCCACCAGACCCGGAGAGGTAAGCTCAACTTCCTGAGCCACCACGCCCAACTGGACAAGACCAGAAGGATCATCCTTCATTTTGAACTTGCGGAAGCGCAGCGACTTGATGTCTGACCACTGTGAACCTGCGTCCACAATGTCAGTTTTCATCTTCTGATCGGAGATGGTGCCGTAAGTGCCGTTGGTGTTGGTGACATCACCAGAGTCGGCTACACGGAACTTGTATGCGGCTGCCGCATCATTGTAGTAACTTAATGCATAAAAGGTGTTATTAGTTGTGTTTCTACTAAATCTTAATTGAACACCATCAACAGAGTAATTTGCATCGGTAGACCGTATAAACAGAATATTGTCGTTAGCCGTTTGATTGATTTCATGATAGGTAGCAGTGCTGTTTAGATACGCCCCGCTATTACTCGCCTTAAAGTACCCACCGCTGGTGATACGGGCGCGTTCGGTGTATGTAGTCCCATCCGAAGACCCAAAAGCAAGTGCCGGGGTAGACCCGACGCCTGTTCCATAAACGATATTTGTCTCGCCTCCACCACCAGACTTGTTCCAGCCGATGGTCAAGCCAAAATTTGGCGCGGCCCCCGAACTCGAAGAATTGGTGCCGAAATACGCGGCCCATTTGTTGGCTCCGGCGGAACTGCTATTGCCGAAGACCCCATAAGCGCCGTTCCCGGCGATGTCGGACGTAGTGCCAAATAGGAAGTTGCCAGCAGGCGTGACGCGCACGCGCTCCACTGACGCACTCGGCGAAGAACCAGACGATCCTCCGGGGGCTGTGAAGATTGCGACATAACTGTTGCCCGTGCCGCCACCATCGCCACCTTTCAGCAGCAGGTTGGAGCCGGGCTGGTTAGTACCAGCAGCGTCCGAAGCCTTGACTACGCCACTGCCGTTGCCGCCAACTGGGCCTACTACAAAATCCCCACCGCTGGTGATACGGGCGCGTTCGGCGGCGGCCGTAAAGTCATAGAAACGAAGTGGGTTGCTTGAACCAGAGCCACCATCAACGAAGATGCCATAATCTCTACCAGTATTCGAAAAGCGAATGCCGGTGTTATTGTCTCCGCTATTTGTTGTTAATACATACGAGTTGCTAGAAAATCGAACCTCTAATTTTGATCCCGGATTAGTTGTCCCAATCCCAACATCCCCACTGCCGGTGATACGAGCACGTTCTGATCCTGCAGTAGAGAAACTCATATATGCCGAGGCTGCCGGGGCGCTTAATAAAAGAGGTTCGCCAGCATCATTATGGGCTGATAGTAATGTTCCAGTAGCATTAGTTGTTAAATAACCTAATCTACCTCCTGCTGGATTTTCTACATAAAGCACACCTCCAGTTGCAACTTTAATATTACCATTGACATGTAATTTTTCTGAAGGATTTACACCAATACCTAAACCATTAGAGTTACCAACAATTCCATTACCAAAATTAGACTTATAACCCACTGTTACAATTGGAGATCCATTCGCATCAGCATCACTCCATGACCAACCACTGGAATATTGATCAGAATATGCACTACTGTACATGCTTTCCACATATATTTTAGGCCAATAGGCAGGAGAAGATAGCACGATCGCAACGAATCCATTTTCAGCAGACAATCTTATTGTGGGTGCCCAAGATCCACTAGAAGTAGCAGTGGCGTTATAGAAAGTGCTATTATAATAATGCCAACAGATGTTTAGATCACAAGCTGCTGCATCTCCATATACAAATCCTTTAATGTTAACAGTAAAATCAGCTGAACCAGATGCAAATGGAATGGTAGTTGTAATTTTAATGTATGTCGGTGTATCTCCGCTATTAATATCCAAACCAATTAGAGAAAGTTTTCCACCTAGACCTACATTCGTTACTCCGTTAACTGTAAGTTTGGAATTTGGAGAAGCGGTTCCTATACCAACATTACCAGTTGCTAAAAACGTATATTTTCTTTCCCAACTTGAACCACCATACGTCCACAAATCTAAACCAGATCCATCAGCATTTAATTGCCAATTGTATGCTCTATTGTTTACAGCATTTGCAAGATACAATTGACTAATAATCGAATTACTTCCGTCTTTAAATATTCTTATGCCGTCTGTAGTGCCATCAATTCTTATTGTGCCGCCAGAAACATGCAATCTTTCCGAAGGCGATGCAGTTCCAATGCCAACATTACCTGCTATAATAACTTTATTACTAGTTCCTCCACTTACTCCACCACTACCATCATTATGCGCATTTATCCATAAATCATCCCATGCGCTAAGTCCTGCATTATGGGCAAAAACTCCAGCACTGTATGTACTACCTGATCTATACACACCTATAAATGAAGCTTTATTTGCATCTCTGGTAACTGTTCTTACCCATCCATCGGAACCTAATGTTTTCGCTACTTCTAATTCTGTTGCTGGAGAGCTAACACCTACGCCTAATTTTCCAGGCATATAGATATCGCCACTGTGACCAATCATCATCCTAACTTGAGGAGCAGCTCCCATATTTCTTCGACCTGTGGGATCTGTAGTACCTCCAGAACTTGTTAGGAATAGCAAACCACCTTGATGATTGTTTCCACTTTGAGGATCTACAGTGGCCATAATTTGAGCCGCTGACCATTCATTCAGTTGATTAGTTGTTCTAAAATCAATTATGGGACCAGTATATCCATATGTGCTATCTTTAGTTGCACCGTGTCTTCTGGTAATAGTTACATCACCATAACTATTATATGAAATGCCAGCACTGCTCCAATCTGATTGCTGGGTACCATTTACACCGGAAGAAACAACATCTAATTTACCTTCTGGTGAAGTCGCTGCTATACCTATATCTCCATCACTAGTGATACGCATACGTTCAGTATCATTAGGAGCAAATACCAATGGAAGCGCACCTATAGTACCAACTTGTCCAACAGATGCAGATCCATAAAGATATGCTCTTTGAACTCCATCACTACCTACATTTAATGAAACGTCGTTTGTTCCATTAACACTGAAACAAGTTCGATTAGAGGTTGTACCAAAGGGTGATGCAGTACCAACACCAACATTACCTGCATCTGTGATACGCATACGTTCGGTAAGAGAACCACCTGTCGGAGTTGTATAAAATACAGTGTATCCGCCCTCGTCTTGATTTAAAAATTCAAGAGCGGAATTATCAACAGACCATGTCACTTGACCTTTTGATGTACCGCTTTCGCGAAACATAATTCGCATTGCGTTACTGGCACTTGTTGTGTTTAATCCTATAAATGCAACAGAAGATGAAGCACTACCATCTATTTGAAGACGATCTGATGGTGAAGTTGTACCAATACCAACATTGCCCACAGAAGTAATACGCATACGTTCTTGTAGTGTATCGCCATTGGGTCTTGTGTATAAGGCTAAAACTCCTGCAAAATTATTATCGGTTGAATTTTCTTTTACACCTGCTATTTGAGCAAATGTTGTGACTGTGCCACCTGTGTAAACTCCGCCCAGCGTTATTCCAGCACCAGTGTTTGCTGCTTGAGAATCGGTTGAGTTAAATGATGCAACAGATTTAAAGTTAGAAGCAGGGACATTCATTGGTCCGTGTACTTGTAATTTTATCACTGGGTCAGTGACTCCAATGCCAACATTACCTGCACTTGAAATAAAGAATTTTGTACCCCAGGTTGGTGTAATGTCTAAACTATTCTGAATATGAAAATTGGCTCCAGCATAGGTATCCGCAACATATTGACTGAGTAATCTCCAACCGTAAGGTTCTCCGGATTTTGTAATTGCTATAGCCGATGTTTCGCCAGGAAAAGTAGGATATCTACTAGTTGTACTTCTAACTCTTAGTACAGTTGCATTGTCGGATGTAGGATCATATCCAGTACTGCCTGCTATATCGGTTTCATACAATGGACCAGTGGTGCCAATGCCAACAGCACCGCCACCGGCGATACGCATACGTTCTGTATTATTTGTAAAGAATCCCAAAGCGTTGTTTAATGGATTACCTACAAATAGAATGTCACCAGAAGAAGGCGACACACCTCCGGACATGTACATAGCCCAACGTGAGGTTCCACCGGAATCTTTAGTTGCGTATGCTTTTGCATTATTAACCACAAAAGTTCCACCACCGTCCAACGAAAAATTAGCCGAAGCATCTAAAACTGCTTTAATAGATCCACTTTGTTCAAATGTTAAACTATTTGTATCATTTTGATTATAGTCTAAAATTAAACTCCATTTTGCCACATTATTTTGTCTAAAATCTAATCTAGAAGCTCTATAAGTTCCTGTTGTAGCATATCCATCAAGGATAAGTGCTGCTTGTGTCGCATCACCTGTTGCTTTTGCACGTATAACTGCACCTGAACTAGATTGAATATCAAGCAATACTCCTGGACTTGAAGTTCCTATACCAAGATTGCCATTGGCATCTAAACGCATACGTTCAGTACCGCCACTTACTCCCTGAACGAAACTAATATAACCAGTAGTGGCTTTACTTTGAATCGAAGTTTCATCTCCAAGGCTAGCAATACGACTAGACTCTGTTCCGTTGGTCATCATGCTGAACAGAGCACCACTGGTGCCATTTAGTGACAGGCCACCGTAGCCGCTGTTATTAATAGGTGATGTAGTTCCAATACCTACATTTCCAGAAGTATTGATCACAAATCTTGTTGCTGAAGATTTAATATCATAGATATAAAATCCATTGGTTGGCCCAACTCCACCGGTGGGACTACGACCTATTTGCCAGGCATCATCAGTTCCTCCAACTGCTCCACCAAAATTAATATAATGATAAACAGAAGGAGTTGCAGTTCCTATTTGTAGACCTCCGCTACCATCGACTGCTGATATTCGCATACTGGTATCAACATCTAATTTAAAACTAGGATCAGTTTTTCCAATACCTACATTTCCAGAAGTATTGATAACAAATCTGACAGCAGCAGCAGTTCCATCATACAAACTAAAATTGCCTACGTTCGGATATCCATTATTAATATACCAAGTTCTTCCACTAGCCTGCGTATCTACAAGTCCTATAGGTGCTACACTATTTCCTGTGCTCGAGACTGTTAAAGGATTACTTGGATTTGTATTATTCACCCCTAGATACCCAGCTGCAGAAATACGAGCACGTTCATTACCATTTGTATAAAATGTTTGGACATAAGTATTACCGCTCACCCCAACGGACAGGCGAAGTTCTGCAGTTGAATAATTAACTGACAGTCCTGCACGCTCGGCATATGAAGCAGCAGATGGGCGGAACGAAATGGTTGAAGTTCCGTTGCCTGAATCATCAATTGCAATAGTCGGAGATGAAGAACGAATATTAAAAAGAGTCGAAGGACTTGTTGTACCAATACCGACATTACCCAATACTGTGGCATTGCCTCCGATATTGGCAGATTGTCCTACACCTAATCCCCCGACTATTCTCAAAGCTCCTGTTGAAGTAGAAGTACTAGATGTAGCTCCGGTTACTCTTATTAGGGATGTTTCGAAAACTCCATCGGTAGATGATAGTGTAGTTCCACCTATATCAATTGTGCCTGAAGAAACATATAATGTAGCCCATCTATTAGTAGGACTTCCTAGATCGTGTACTCCATCAGCATTAGGAATTAGACTACCGCCAAATGTTGAACTTGATCCAACACGTAGCTGTTTACCTATTCCAACACCTCCTGCTACAATTAATGCTCCTGTAGTTGTACTTGAAGAATCGGTTGTGTTGTCAGTTTTGATTACATCGTCAGTAATTACCTGTGTTGTGGTCACAGTGGTCAATTCAATGGTTAGTTTTTGAGCAACAATTTCACCGCCTACATATAAATTGCCTCCTATGCCAACACCACCACTTACTTGTAATGCACCCGACACAGTGGAACTTGCCTGAGTATTATTAGTCAGTACAACAACATTAGGGTAGGGATTCTGTAAAAATCCACTAAAACCACTTATACCCGAGTAACCGCTAAAACCACTTATACCTGAATAACCTGATATACCTGAATAGCCACTAAAACCACTTATACCTGAATAACCCGATATGCCACTATAACCGCTATTACCAGAATAACCACTTATACCTGAATAACCTGATTCACTACTATAGCCTGATATACCTGAATAACCACTTATACCCGAATAACCAGATATACCACTATAGCCTGATATACCACTATAGCCTGATTCACCACTATAACCACTTATACCTGAATAGCCTGATTCACCACTATAACCGCTATAACCTGATTCACCACTATAGCCTGATATACCTGAGTAACCTGAATAACCACTTATACCTGAGTAACCTGATTCACCGCTATAACCCGATTCACCGCTATAGCCTGATATACCTGAGTAACCTGAATAACCACTATAGCCTGATATACCTGAGTAACCTGATTCACCACTATAGCCTGATATACCTGAGTAACCTGATTCACCACTATAGCCTGATATACCTGAGTAACCTGATTCACCGCTATAACCACTTATACCCGAATAGCCTGATTCACCGCTATAACCTGATTCACCGCTATAACCTGAGTAACCCGATTCTCCACTATAACCTGATATACCCGATTCACCACTATAACCGCTATCACCAGAATAACCACTGGTACCTGAAAAACTAGAATATCCCGAATATCCACTAGAGCCAATTTGTCCCGAATAACCAGAACTACCCTGAGGACCTACACTACCCGAATACCCAGATATTCCGCTATATCCCGATTGACTCGAATATCCACTGATACCAGAGTATCCGCTATCTCCTCTAAAATTGCTACCTAACAGTGAACTTAAATTTACTGACACTAAATTTTCCTTATTCTGGTTGCATTCCTGTACCATCAGGACAACAAGAACCTTTCCAAGGCATACCTAATGATGTTAATTGATCTGGTGAAGGAGTTCTTAAATCATCTAGTTCTTTTTTGGCCTGTAATTCTGTTGCCTCTTTTCCAATAATTTCCCAAACCCAAGATAAAACCTGTTGATCATCTAATTCTAGATAATCTATAAAATTGTCTTGATTTACATTAGAAACATTTAATTTAGTGGATTGTCTAATATAATGAATAGAATGGTCAGCAGTGTCTCGAATTTCTAATTCCCAACCTACAAGACCTAAAACATTCTCTAATCCATTATGATTAGGATATCCTTCAATTTTTTCAATTACCCATCTATATTGATACACATATATCTCCTACCAATAACTAGTTTGACTGTCTGAATGAAATGTTCCCCAGGAATAATCCGTTCGTTTTACTGCATTGGTCCACCATCTTACCCAAATATATCCTGTGCAGCAGCAACTTATTTTCCTAACTGCGAAACATAATCTCTTTTTCCCTCCGTAAGTTGTTGCACTTTCATACACATAGGGATTGGATGCTGGAGTCATTGCTCCACCTGCTCCGCTTCTATTTATTCGTACCTGACTACCATAAAAATTATCGTCATAACCGTTAGTATTCACAATAGCTTTAAAGTCATGGAAACATTCTGCACTATATGTGTGATATCCTACAACTTCAATAATATAAGGATTCCATCCCATTCCGTCGGCAATTTTAGTAGGTAAAGGAGTTCTTACATGTAGATAGGCTAGACCTGTTCCTAGACAGTCTGAAGGACCAGATCCTGGACATATACAATGATTTAATTTGTACCACTCTGACATGTCTGTGTTGCTATCTAAAATATAACTTGCTCCGGTAAGATTACCTGAGATAGTAGACGAAACTAAGTTGGCCATTAATATGCTCCTGTTGCACTATTGCTGGTTGTATAGGCCCAAGCAAAACTATTCCATGCACCTTGATTATTCCACCAACGTATAAAAAGATGACCTGGTTCCGAATTTTGATCTTGCCTTACACTAAAACAAACTCTAGTTTGTCCTCCATAGGTACTAGATGATCTATAAACTGTAGGTGAACTATTAAATCCATCATTCATAGGAATTTGAGAGCCATACCAGCCATTATCATAACCATTAACATTTAACAATGCTTTAAAGTCGTGAACTTTATCTCCGCTATACCCGTTGAAACCATAAACTTCTAAAATAGATGGATTCCAACCAAGATAGGTTGTATCAGCAGGCAGCGGAAGCCTTACATGTATATAAAGATCTGTAGATCCTGTATAGGATATTTTGTACCAAGGAGTTTGATCAGAGTTTGTGCCTCCTAGCATTTGCCCGGACACGGTCAAGCTTCCTGTTATTGATGTAGATACTAAATTTGCCATAATATTAAAAATAAGGATAAGTGTTAGTTCTATTACCTGCTCCGGTCTGCCCCCATGCATAGTTATTCCATAGATTTGTGGCGGCGGTATCTCCCCACCAGCGCATCCATAACCACCCCACACAACAGCAACCGACTTTTTGTATACTCATACACAATCTCTTATAACCTCCATAGGTACTTGAAGATTTGTAAAAATAAGGTTCGTATGAAAGTCCATAAGATCCAGCATTTATTCGGACATTATATTCTAAATTATCACTGCCATCAATATTGATAACAGTTTTAAAATCTGATGTATATTCACCACTGTAAGTATGAAATGCAATGAGTTCAAACATAAAAGGTACATTACGTATTGAAGTATATCCTTCGCAGGGTATAGGTGTTCTAACGTGTAGATAGCCTCCAGAGTAGGTAGGATTACAGTCCGAAGTTGATGGGCAGTCGCCGCAATGATACAATCGCATCCAAGGGGTGCATCCTCCTCCTTGTTGCAGTATACCTCCAGAAACTGTAACAGGATTTCCACCTAATGCTAATGATTGAAGACTGGCCATAATTATCTTTGTTTTAAAATTTCAATTTCAGCTTTTAATTCTTTTATAGATTCCACCAAGTAGGCAATAAGATTTGTATAATGTATACCTGTAGGTGCATCATTATCTTTATTAACAATATTGGGTAGAACTTTTTCTACTTCTTCTGCTATGAGGCCTGCTCTCTGTTTTGCAGAACCATCCTTACGATCATATATTACTCCTGTAAGTTTAGAAATAGATTCTAGTGCACCAATAATAGGATTAATATTTTCTTTAATAGTTATACTGGAAGATTCAGTTAAAGTTCCGTTCACATAAGTGTCGCCGTTCACATAGAGTTTATATGCACCTGGACTTGTAGTTCCAACACCAACATTTCCACTATTAGGTACAAGAGACACATTTCTATTGGTTGCAAATACCATATAAGAATCTAAAGTATTATTGGCGCTACCATTTCCCATTGCAAAATAAAGTCCCTCTCCGTTATGACCAATAGCCCAAGAGTCGCCTGTACCTGCATTTCCTCCTATACCAGATGATACTCCCCATCCCGAACCATCGGCAATATTACCAGATACTACGGCATTAGTATATGAATCTGGGTCAATGGTTGTATTGTTAGAAAGAATTGAAGCTCCAACAACATGCAATTTTGCCGCAGGCGTAGTAGTTCCAATACCAACGTTGCCACCATTTTTTAAGAAAAGAACATCAGAATCATTTCTTAAATTAAATGTCATATCGGGCGAACCCGAAGAATTATAATTTAATCTTATACTACCTAAAGTAGTAGTGCCAGTGCTTCCTTGAGTCCAAACTATACCATCATAATTTCCGGTACTAATTCCTCCTTCAACCCTAAACTCTAATTGTTCAGATGTAGTCTCGCTAGCTCTCGAAATGGTCAATTTTCTATTAGGAGTTATAGTCCCAATACCAAAATTTACATTACTACTTGTATAAATTCTTTGATTTGCGCCGTCAAAAAATAATTGTGTATATGCCCCACTACCATTTGAATTTTGTATTCTTAGAACACGTTCTCCTGCTGATGTTCCCTCTTGCTCAATATAATGACCTGATCCGTCTATTCCTGTGTAGATATAACGTCCTGTTGTGCCTTCTAGCGTAACAATCGCGCCTGTCCCACCAGTTTTAACATGTAATTTTTGTGCAGGATTATTTGTTCCAATACCTACGTTGCCAGTATTAGTAATTCGCATCCTTTCTGACATGCCTTCATCAAAGCCCGATGTATAAAAAGTAAGACCGACTTGCCTATTATATCCTAGTGTATCCTCGGAGATCGCATAGATAGCGGCAGATTTTCCTAAATTTGTGGTACGAGCATTTGTTGAGTTGTAAGGATAATTTGTTGTATCGTTGGGCGGACCACCACTAAACCATATACCCCATTTAGCATCTAGACCACTAGTTGCTGCAGGATCGGCATTAAACGGTGCTCGAAGAGCTAGAATATTGTTAGTAGCGTTAGCATTCATCAAGGCTGATGCTGTAGTGGTCGAATCTACGTGTATATCTACAGCACTATTACCTACTACTAATTTTGGATAGGTTGAAATACTCGTAGTACCAATTCCGACATTGCCTGCACTGGTGATACGCACACGTTCGGATAATGTCCCACCATTAGGCATAGTAGACAACGCCATGTAACCAGCAGTATTTCCTTGAGTTGCGTTTTCTTTACCGGCACTAATTCTTGCCAAGTTGCCGTAAGCAGGCCCAGTGTCGTTTGTAATACCAGAAAAAATAGCAGAAACCTCACGCTGACCGCCACCAACGTCGTTCGTACCAATCAAGTGGATACTAGGCACATTGCCGCCACCTTGATTTATTGCGAACTGTCCTGCTCCGCCAAAGTTGCTGGTTGTACCAACAAGGAGTCTGCCACTACTATCCAATGTCATCGCATTTGCTACTGTAGAATTCAATGAAATTGAAGTGTCGCCAGCAAAATTTTGAATATACAATGTACCACTGGCAGTGTTTTGAGATGTGTTTGGTTTGATGTATAGATTATCTGTTGTCCAAATATAACCACTGGCGACACCGGCACTGCCTAACAATAATCCCGCACCTGCGTAAGAATTAGTACCTGTTACATGGAGAGCTGAACTTGGATTCGTTGTTCCTATACCTACTTTGCCAGTATAATCTATAGTCATTGCTGAGAATAAACCATTATTCGCAACATTAAATGTAAGACCACCATAACCGGAACTGGCAGAAGAAACATAATTTGCTAGTATCTGTGCTATCTCATGTAGAGTATTATCAATATAAAAACCGTAACCAAAACTCGAAGATCCTTGGCCGTCAGTAACACTTGCACGAATAGCTGAACCAGTAGTTGTGCCTTTAACCTCAAGACGCTTGGTAGGACTTGTCGTTCCGATACCAACATTACCGTCTCGATGAACTCTCATTCTTTCAGTCAAACCACCGGCTGTTGGTGCTGTTGCAAATGCTATTGCTGTATTATTATTTGTTCCGTCTGTTTCGATAAATCTAATTTCGCTTACAGAACTGCCAGAGTTACTCAATGATCTAATAGATTTATAAACACCATCAGTTTGGGTACCTGTTACATTATCGTTTAAAATTAATGCAGTAGCAGACGTGCTTGATGTTCTTGAAACTTTGATTTCTAATAGAGCATCAGGGGAAGCTGTAC